CTTGGTCAACAATCAAAACACCCACGTTCTTGTTACCAAGAATTGCCGTGTAACCAAGAGTCAAGTTGTAGGCAGGGTTTGTTGAAGGAGAAATCGAAATCGTTCCAGTGTATGTGCTAGGAACTGAAATCTTGTCTTGAGCAATATTGATAGCAGGAATGCTTGTAACACCCTGATTCAAACTGACCAACTTATACTTCATAACTTGAGTTTCGTCTGACACTGGTTCAAAGACAGGAGTATTTCTAATAGCAATGTCGTAAAACGCACTTCCGTTTGGATGGTTTGGTTGGTAAAGGGTATAATCAATTTCGTCATCGGCCAGTGCGAAGCTGGTGATGTTAAGATTGCCGTTTTGCGCAAGAAGTTGTCTTCCTTTTGTGGTTAAAATTGCGTCCACAGTTATAGTCGAATTGTCGCAGTAGCTCATATTATATTCCTATTCTTTTTAATAATTTTCCCATAGAACTAGGATTTACTCCGTATTTAAATGCTAGTTTTCTTTTATTCATTGTATTAGATACATATAAAGATTTAATAGTTTCATATTCACTTAATGGAATTTTATTTTTATGATACCGACCTTCTTGTATCGCCTTTTGAACTCCATTACTTATATTATTTCTCTCCTCTTTTGTAAAAATCTTTTTATTTTTTAATTTTCCTAAACTTACACTTTTACATCTTTCTATAGACCACTTTTGTTTTTTTGATGCGTCGGAAATTTTCTCTTTTGTTTCATTTGTATGTGTTCTTAACTTAAATTTTTCTATTGTTTCTTGAGAATGCTTTATTCCTTTTCTATTAATAGACATTTGTTTTTTCTGTTCATCTGTCCACTTAGGTTTTCCTTTTTGTGTTAATGATATTTTTCTTTTAACCTCATTGCTTCTAGGAATTCCTCTCATAGAAACATCTGCTGATGGACTTAAATTGTAACAATATTCCTTGCCAACGTGAACATTCAATTCTTTTTGTTCTTCTGTTATTAATATATCTTTTTCACAATTTTTAAAAATTACAAATTCAAAGTTATTTTCTCCATGTTTATTCCACGCCCTTTGGAGATAAAGATTATCATGAATATTTCTATTTAATTGACTTTTATGATTATAGAATCTATCTCTTATGTTAACAGAAGACCCAATATAGAACTTTCCATTAACTTTGTTCACTATTTTGTATAAACCTGAAATATTGTCCATACTAATAAGTATATAATTATATAAGTTTTTCGATATTTTATTTGCCATATCATAATGAATATGAAAAATGAACAACACCTACAAGATTTTAATAAATTACCTAAACATTTTATGGGATTTTGGAGTAACCTTCCCTGTTTTTACATTTGGAACATTTTGAATGACGTTGGTTGTATTTACTACATTGACATTACTGGTGTTAGATGATTCAATAGGATGTGTGCCATCATTAATACCAGTTGGATTGATGGTCGTCGAAACTGTCTGTCTTCCTTTTATAAATATTCCTTGATTGGCCGTTCTATACTTCGTTTTAGAAAATTGCTGTAATTTGTGAGTATAATGGTTTCTTGGATATCCACTAGCCAACTCAAAATACTGTGAAACAGGATTCAAATTAAGATTGAAAGTGGTCTTCAAAGATGGAGTCAAACTGTTCGGTGTAGCATAAATATTACTAACCTTTTGGTCAGGAGTATTCAAAAATGAATTTGCTTTGTGGAGATATGAATTCGTTCCACCATCATATGTGTATGATAAACTTGAAGAATTATAAACTCCAAGATACACATTGTCGGTAAAATATATCAATGTTCTCATGTAACGTTCATCCACAACAATATACTTGTAAAGGTAGATTGATGCAGAATCATACGTATTATCCAATGGATTTGTCGTATGTTCATAATTGCCCGTCTTTGTGTAATAGTAGTATCTATCCCACACTTTAAGCATATAATAAATCTGTTGGTGATTTCCACCGTTTGAACCGGAAAAGAATTGTTTTGTATCATAGACCCCTTCATCAGGGCCAATAATCAACCTTCCATCGTCGCCAGGACTGTTTGTTACAGAACCTTTGATTGGTTTTGTGTAACTTGAAGGCAATGGGTCTGATGAAGACGTTTCCCATAATCTAGGAAGTCTTTCAAAATTAGGATAAAATCCTAATTGAATATTATCAGGCATATCATTATAATAACCATTATCAAAATTACATTCCCAACTACGAACTGGGTCGCCAACATACTTCAAATCAAAAGTTGTTTGATAATTTGGTGGCATAGAATTAGACATCGAAATCTGTTGCATTGTCTGTTGTGCTATTGGGAGTCTATTATTTCCCGTAGAATAGTATATGTCAGGCACCACATCTTTATTAGGCGGATTTTGATAATATTTTAAATAATTATCATATGAAAGAAAGATTGATGCCGTAGGCAATGAACCAGTGTTTACTAATGAGAAATCGGTATTAAATGTTGACCATACTGCACCAACATCCAACTTGTAAATGTTGTCAATTGTTCCCAATTGTGTTTGTTTATACGAAATTTGGGCACTTGAAGTCAATGGACGATTTTGATATTTTGGACGTTCAAGTAATGTAGGTTCTACCACTACACCCATGTAAGCATTCGCTCTAGCAGGAATAATGTTCTTAATTGCCGAAAATATTGATTTGTCAAAATAGAACTTGTAAACTGTCAACAATTCATTGAAGTAAGTTCTCTTATTACCATTCATGTTGTATTGGTAATTTTTATTTATCAAATTGTAGTATCTATCTTGGTATAAATTTCCAGGGTCGCCGATGAAATCCATGATACCACTCTTACCGACGTATCTCAAGATGTCTTTATTCTTTGAATCTTGTGGGTCTATAAAGAATCCCAACTGATTAGTTTCTCCTGAAATAGACATATCAGGTTCACTTGTTGACCTGTTAAATTTGTCAAGTCTTGCATCAAGAGTATAGGACAGTTTTTTGATTTTTTTGTTTTGATATTTATTTGGGCCATACTTCGACGCATCAATATCTTGTTGATAAGTTAATTCTTCAAAGTGGTATGGATATACCGATTGAGAAACCCAAGCACAAGTAGGAAGTCCTATAAACGACGCAGAAAAGGCACTACCGATTGCTGCTGGAAAATTATAAGCAATAATATCAACCGAGCCAGTTGGGTAATATGTTTCCCACTTATTTTCAATGATATCCAATGATGCTGAATATAAAGTAGGATTTACTGTTGTGAATGTTCCATCGGTATAGTAATTTGGAATGGTATAATATGCAGAAGCATTGTCAATCCACATCTTACCGCTACTAGAATACATATTCTGTGGATAATCCCAACTAAGTTTTACCCATAAATTTTGGTCAGCTACAGAACCACTATAACTGTATGAATTCAAATCATTAACGTGTTCTTCAAAATCTCCGTCGTCCAATGAAACATCCCAGATTGATAATTTATCAAGAGTTCCTTTGAAATTTCCGTTTGTAAGTCTAAACCTTCCCCATTGAGAAAATGTCTTATTATCAGACTCATACATGATGATGCTTCCGGTGGAATAGAAAATTCTATTACCGTTTTCATTTCTTTGAACTGTCAAATCATATTCAAGAGGAACTTCATTTATGTCGGTTGGTGGTTCAAATAAACCATATGGTTGATTTCTTCTAACCATAACACTGAAAATATCTCCGTTGAAAATTGGCAACACACTACTCGTAATGAATGCTCCTGACGAACCAGACCCCATTTGGAATATGACTTTTCCGGTCATATCTCCTGGAACTCTGTAAAATCCTACCATCCAGTTGAAGTTAGCCGAGCTTGTATATGGGTATGGAATACTTGTAAATAATGGAACAAAGTTCAAATCTTTGTAAGAACCGGCGGTCAATGTATCAATTGAGAATTTGAATTCAACTGTATCGGTTGAATATGGAATAGGCCCTTCAACGTAATCGCCGATGCCTGAGAACTGTAACATATACGTCTTTTCATCCAATTCATATGTTGGTGTTGTATCCGTTGCGTAATCAGTTCCGCCGTATTCACGGACAGTAATTAACGATGATGGCAAACCATAACACGCCATCAAATAATTTACACATTCCAAAGTTCCTTTGGTCTTGTATAATCCAGGCAAACTCACAAGGATACGATTCCAGATTGTCTGCAATCTTTCTTGTCCTGATAAAGCATTGTATGAAGCCGAATCCATACTGTTAAGATACACTTCATCAATATCCATAGTTCCGATGATATCGTCAACATTCCAGCCGAACGAATACAACATTTCTTTCAAAGTATTTGTTGGTATGCTAGAAGATATTTCATTTCTTACCTGTCTTTCGATAGGCATTGCTGAAATGTAGGTGTAGATATTGTCAAAATGATGACCGGCCATGTTTAAGAATGTCAAATAATCGGAGTTATTTGAATCGTTCTTAATAAATTCAGGAGTGTTAGTGTATAAACTGTCACGATTTGACAAGTCATATTGCGTAGCTCTTACATCTTCATCCATGATGTAACTGGAACTATAAAATGAACTAGAAGCTAAATTATACTGATATTTTCCACCGTTAAATAGATAAGAATCAAATCCATCAAATGAATTGATGATTTGAGTTGTTTGAAGTGTCAAATCGGATTGTTCGGAGAAATAGTATGGATATGGAGTTCCAGACGCCAATGAACTACTGTATCTTCTATTCAATTCCGCAAGAGACGAACTTAACATCGTCCAAGCAATTATCTTGTTCTTAAAAATGTCAACTCTATTTTTAGCCGAAGAAAAGACAATGAAATTTGAATAATCACTATAATCGGTATTCAATTCGGCAATTTGTTTATTGACTTGAATATTATCAGATGTCGTTGGAGCATCGGCCAAATCATCGGAAGAATATAATTGATTCGTATTCTCCTTATTTATCAAGTTCTGTGGAGAACCAAAATTAGGTGGAGAAATCTTAATAGTTTGATATTTTACCGGATTCTGGATTATGGCTGTAAAAATATATGGAGCCATGCCAAAATTTGAAACCCAGCAAGTATCTTTAATGTTGATGTCAAATGGCAACGCAGATGACAACTTTACAATCAACGTTAGTGGGTCTGATGGTGATGTTCTTTCATCAAGATATCCCTGATTTAATAATGAAAAGTATTTGTTATTTCCAAAATTCAATACGTTTTTGAATTCTCCGAAATATTTTGTTTCATAACTCTGTTTCAATGGCGTGATTGAAACGTCATAGAAATATTTCAAGAAATAGTCATAACAAAATTGACGCATATCTGCGTAATTTTGGTCTTGGGATTTCAAAAATTGATTGAAAATTTCATCCAATCTCAAATTGACGAAGGAAATGTATCTACTACGAATATCATCAAAATCGGCAATCTGTTCATAATTTTGTAGTAAGAAGTTGTTATAATACGTCTTTATACCTTGAATTCTGATTACAGTGGCCGCAGATGTTTGAACGTTGGCAACCACAGGAGCCGAATATTTGATGAAATCTTCATACAAATTTCTTAAAAAATTAATAACCGAACCATCATCCATCAAGAAGAACGCAAATTTTAAGAATGAAATTCCCGATTGGTATTCATCCAAGGAACTCATTGTCTTATAAATTGAGTCGTATGGTAAATTCTTTGATATAGACAACAATACAGGAGCCACATCTTTAATAGGAAACTTTTCTACACAGAATGAGTTGTATTGAATGTCGGCTTGATTCGATGGAATCAATTTAATTTCAGTTCTTGATGGTGAAATATCCTTGATGGTCAGTGATGAAGATATACTTCCTGCCATGTCTCTTACGAAGTTATAACCAACAGTATAATTTCCTTCTGTTATTCCCAACTGACTCAAATCCGTTGCTGGTTGAATCAAAATCTTACTATTTTTGTAAAATATGAATGGATTTACAAGTTCATTGTATGAATACGTTGTAGGAGTATTCAAACTATCGAGATAGGTCAACGTGATAGTTTGAAATGTTTTATCTTGGTCTAAGAGTCCCCACGCTTCTTGAGTTTGGTCATCTGTAGAGTAAGCACTAACCTCAACTACGTCATTTGAAGACAATCCAAACCAAATATCAGAACTTTGGGAGACACAGAATAACGACGTGTCATTACTATTCAAGTATGACCCGGATTGAATGCTCGCCGTATAATTTCCTAATACTGGATATGGTAGTGACATCGTATTAACTTTCTAAAATATTTTTAAATTCTTTATTTGTAGAATCATATCTCCAGAACTTCTTTGGTTTAAGAATTTCAATGATTTTTTGTTGTCTTACCAAATCTTTTTCTTTCTGTTGTCTTCTATAATGATATTTGGTGTCATATTCCAGCACAACGTTCTTTTCTTTATCATAACCGTCTATGTAAAATAAATCTTGGTCGGTTTTAACTTGAAAGTTTGGTTGAAAATTAAAACCTAAACTATTCCATTTATTTATTAATTCGAGTTGGCCTTTATCCGTTCTTACTTTAAGATACTTTGTTTTTGATAAAGCATCATAATATTTCTTCTTAATTTTAGGATTTTTCCAAGCATTTTTTATTCCATTTGATAGATTTTCTCTATATCTATCAGAATGATTGACCATTATATAGTTTTTACCTTCCAGTCTATTCTTGCGTTTAATTAAATCTTTCCAAGTTTGTTTAATTATATTGGACATTTTCTTTTTTTCTTCTAAATTAGAGTATCTTTTTATTCCTTTATCCGAAAGAATTTTTATCGTTTCTTGAGAATGATTTTTTCCTTTACTAATATTGGTATGACATATATGACACATTCTTTTTTTAGTAATACGGTCGGCTACTATCCATTTCTCTTTATTATCGCAAGAAATTACACAATTACATTTAGGACAATTTCTACACCATTGACCATTTTCATTTAACCACATTTGTTTATTATCTATATATTTCTTAACAGTTGTCATATTTTATCCTAATGTTGGATTCTGTGATTCTAATGGGATTGGAAGATACGGATAGGTATTTTCAAAATCCAAGGCACTAGAACCTTGACCCAACTGAATTCTTAAAGCAATAATTGTATTTTGAATTGATTGTGCATCAGCAGAACCACTATCCATAGTGCTTGTAGCAATCAAACTCTGTAATTGATTTTGTAATTGAGCATTCTGATACGTCATCGCATTAATTTGGTCAATAGCATCTTGTGGGAATGCTGACAACGACGATGAAACTGAACTCGTTGGAACGGTTGGAATAAATTCTGTAAATGTTGAATCATAAAATGCCGAAATTCTTGAATCATTATAAACGTAATTTCCAAGTGGTATTGAAAAATAAACCTGTTCAAATACAGATGAGGATGGATTTACAATTTCGTTGCCTACACTATCGAAAAGGTAATCATACACTCCATTATTTGTAAAATCTGCTATTTCTTGACTAAAATCTGTCATATAATGTATAAGTATCAAATAGATAGTATATTTTGATTGGTTTTTATGTCATATAACTTGTTATTTTCTTCATCGAACCGAACAAACATATTTGGTTTAATAATTTCTAATAATCTCCGTTGTCTCACAAGGTCTTTTTGTTTTTTATTAAGTTTATTATGATGTGGTTCATCATATTCAAATATGATGTTTCTTTCTTTATCATAACCATCCACCAAATATCCATATAATTCAATTTCTCCGCCGTTTTCTGCGTGTTGGAGATTCCAACCTTTTTCTTTGTTAAGTTTATCAATAAATTCACAGGCTCGTGGATTGTGGTTTATAGACTTTCCTATTATTCCCTTTTTAAATAAATCGTTTACTGTGGCAAGTCTATTTTTGTATTTAGTTTCTTCTGTTCTCTTCTTCCCTGTGTTTGATTTTGAAAGATTTAATTTATGATTATCTGAAAATTTTCGTCCTTTAAAAGATTTAGACATTTTTTCTCTCGTCTCTTTGGTGATTGGATAGTTTATTTTTCTTTTTATCCACGCATTAGACATTTTCTTTTTTGCTTCTTCCGTGAGTTTCTTACCCACATTAGAACTTGATATTTTTTGTTTGGAAATTTCCGTGTGCTTTTTTCCTAATCTTCCGTTAGGCATACCTTTTTTAGAACACGACTTACATCTGGAATTAATTTTATTTGCTCTCCACCATAAATCATAGGATGAGTATGATAGTTCTGTGTTACACTTAGGACAGTTTCTTTTCCATTCTTTCTTTGTAGTATCTATTGAGATTTCTTCGTTTGATTCTATCCTTGTGTCTTTGATAGTATCTACGCATTCTAAGTTTGGATTGTTCATTTATCTCTTCTTTCGTTCTATTTAATTTTCTTCTTCCCATATATTAATAAATATAACGTAAGAATATAAAACGTAAGAAAATATTAACAATTATTTTTCTTTTAACCATTCCGGTTTAAATTTGTCAACATTATCAACGGTTGAATGGTCTTCTGGATTCCAGTGTGGAACTCTTTTAAATCCACTTCCTGTAAAAATCAATACCGGAACTTTGTCAATTCCTAATTTTTTGGCAACGGTTGCCCTATGTCTCCCTTCGTGTCCTACAATTTTACGTTTTTCCATATCAACGGATAATACTAAAAAATCTAATGGTAGATTATTTTTCATTCTATGTTCTATGTTTGCCGATGATTCTGGTCTTGTATCCCAGTCGGGAATTGGATGAACTAATTTTAAAAATTGGTCAGGAGACATCCATATCAATTTGCCTTTCCAACCTTCCATTCCTTCGTATGAATGGAGGTCTTTTTTACCGGCCAATGGATATTCAATCTCTTTAATTAATGACTTTAATTTAATCATAAAAGATTATCGTATTATTTTAAATATATTTCCTTTATCAAAAGTGTAAGATGTAATATTATCAGAAACTTTTATTAATATCCTGAAATATCTTTCCTGTGGGAAACTTGTAGTATCTAACAAAAAGTAATTCCCGGAAGAATCACATGAAATTTTTGTATATTGGTCAAAATTTAAAATAACTTCCTCGGTTTGATTATCTTTTATAGAATAATAAGACATTCCCTCCGGCAAGTATTGTGGGGTTAAAAATTGCGTAAATTGCGTTTGACGATTGAAGTTCTTAATTGGGAACTGTTGTCTAGCAAACACATTTATTCTAACTAAATCTCCAGCCTTAATGGTTGAAGGAATGTTCTGAATGACGGCTGTGAACGGTTGTTTAGTATTCACCGGCGACAAACTTGATGACGTAATGTTAACGCTACTTGTATAAAAATAACTTGAACTCAAGATACTTCCACTAAAAGGAGCGTGTATTTGATTTCCGATTATTGGGCCGGATGTAAATACTCCATCAAAAATACCATAATCCAAAACTCCATAACTTGATGAAAGACTTGATATAGCACCAAAGGCTTGACCATTGACATACTTTCCTATGAAATTTACAAAGATAGCATTTGGATACAAAGGAACAAATGGGTAACTAGCACTAATATACGTTCCATCAATCATCGCTTCCGTCCAACTACCGACCAAATTTCCATATCCAAGAATATATCCGTTAATTAAACTTGATGTAAATGTAGCACCGGCAAACGTTCCATCAATCAAAGTCCCCATCAATACAGATGCTGTAACATCATATGGGCCACAGCTTGAACCGGAAAATCCTGGGCCAAATTCTTGTTGATAAACATGGTCGCTTGTCCAATCATATTGATTAAATTCATTGAATGCGTCTCCCCATCCGTATATGTCGTGTCCTTCATATTGTGTTTGGTCTTGTCCGCCTGGGTAGTTAAATCCAGCGTCAAATTGTGGAACACAAGCTTGACAAGTATTAGTTATAGTAACGATTGAACTACTGATTGAGCCTGAAAAATTACCAACGATTGACATACTCAAAATCAATCCATTGACTCCGGTTACGCTCATCAAACCATTAGCATTTTCATAAAAGAACGATGATGTTATGCCTGAACCTGTGTCATAACTGTATGATACACTTGATGAAGCGTGGATATTGGCTACTCCTGTAAATCCACCATAAAGAGAACCACTTATGGAGGCACTATCAGATATTTGACCGAGTATTCCAGCAGCAATTGATGAAATATTAGCACTAGAAGTGGTTACACTTCCAGTTGTAAATGTATAATCATCAGCCCAACCTACATCCAAGATTGGTTCATAAATTGTGTTAGTATCTTTGCTGAAGAAATACAAACCAAATCCTGAACCGGTTGGAGCAAATTCATCGCTACTGATAAGAACTATACCATTATTAGGAACGGTTCCATTAATCCAAGCATTTACGATTGGAGTAATGTCCATATTGATATCACCAACTTGATAATTGAATGATTGTGTAGCAGAAAGAGATTGAATGTAAGATGACCCGGTTGTTGCCCATGCTATACCATTTTGTTTATCTCTATAAACCCAACTAGCACCGTTCGGAGAACCGTTGTCAGAAACATATCCATCGCCCATTACCCAACTTTGGGAGACAGGAAAGGCATAAATGTTATACTGAATTGGTAATTCCAATTCTCTGGCGACGTTTACTTTTAACTTAAATTGTGGGGTTGTTATGTCACCCGCGGCGATTGATTTAGAAATTGATGTGATATCAAATTGAATTAATGCTCTTTGACTATACGTTGAGGTAATAGTCATTTCTTGATAACTACCAGTAGGATTTTGACCCCAAGGTGTTTGCCACATATCCCAAGAGGCGGACGGACAATAAATATCTTCCCAATTTACACCAATTTCACTTGGCACCAAAACCTTTACGGTTGCTGGTGAAGTTCCGACACGCAGAATTTCATCTATACCAAAGTTTAAGGTGTCAAACCCTGCTACATTGGTAATAAACGTGTCTTGTGATGGATAAATGAAATGATGCATAAATTATGTTAAACTTCCCCACTTTGGAAGATTTTGTGGTTGTTGATGTTCTGGAACTTTTGGGTCAACTTCTTTTGCGTGAATTTTCCATTCTTGTCCCCAGGCTCTAATATTTTCAATATTATCACGAACCCGTTCTAACGCACACTCACTTCCACCAATAATATTGTCATCTAAAAAATATTCTACCTCCCAAAGAATGTCGTGTAATTTTTCAATATCATTTATATCGTTTAATTTTTTATAACCACGCATGATATTTGCCAGTTTTTTAGCCTCTCCCTGTATAGCATTAATTAATGAACAAGTATTTGCGGGCTGTTTGCGAATACCATATAAATCTTCCGATGCCTCATCAATTTCGGTTTCAATATTCTCTATTAATGATTTTAATTTAATCATATTAGGTATAAATACTTAGGATTTGATGAAAGGAAGTCTTATAAACTTACATTTAAGTTCATTTTCTATCTCTTTTTGACGTTTAACATCTTTCTCTTTAAGATTTCCATCAAAATCGAAGTGTTGTTTTTCATCTATTTCAATAACCACGTTCTTTTCTTTATCATAACCATCAACCATATATCCAGCACAAGAAATTTCTCCACCATTCAAAGCGTGTTGAAAATTATAACCATTAGTTTTACCATAGTCATCTATTATTTCACAGGCTTTTGGATTGAAACTACGAGAATGAATCCCATACTTTTTAACTCTTCTAACTATTGCCTCTCTCATTTTTCTACGAGATTCTTCTGATTGTGTTTTACCTTTATGTATTTTTGATATTTTTTCTTTAAACTCTTTTGATTGATGACTTTTATAAAATTTTTCTTTAACATCGTCCGATTGTATTGCAAGTTTAGTATTATCAGACATTTTCTTTTTGGATTCTTCCGTATGGATTTTTCCATACATAGAATTATTTTGTCCTCCATTTTGAATTTTAAACTTTTCTTTATATTTTGGAGTATTAAATTTTTCTATAAGAGTATTTGATATTTTCTTCTTCACTTCATCTGGTATTTTTCTTCCAGTTAATTTTTTTGATATTTCAATATTAGAACAATCTTCACAGTTTAATAGTTTATTGTGGCAATTTATTGAAATATTTTTTGCATATTTTCCGATATATTCTATTTCTTTTTTACAAGATGGACAATTTCTATACCATAGTTCATTTTTTTCCCATACACCATTTGGAGATGCCTTCGATTTGGCACATTTTTTACAATTACCATTTGTTTTAATTGCGTATTTAAAAGACCTTTCGTTTTTATGAAAAATATCGCCTCCACAAGTTTTACATTTTCTTACGAAATTCATAAATTTATAAAACGTTGCCTACGATATCACTGTTTGGATATTTACATTCAAAAATAGCGGGGTCCAAACTGTTGAATACCATGTCGTTCTGTGTTGCCGCCTGTATATCATATTCTACAGGAGAATAATTTCCACCATTGGTTGTCAATGGAGTATTGTTGATTATATCCAAAGATACAACCGTTTGAACTCCATCAACTTTGGCAATTTCCAATTTTAAAGCACTAAGATTAATTGCTTGAGAAAATTCCCATTTATCTATGGCAAAAAAGTTTTGAACTGCGGTAATACAATTTGACAATACATCCTTTTTATTGTAACCCTTGAATGCTGTTATAACAAATTCCACGCCGATGTTGATGATGTATCCGTCAATTACATTGATACCATCAGTAAGCATTCTATAACGTCTCAAATATGTCAATAGATTTGTTACCAATGCTTCGTTGGCTTGTGTCAAATTTCCATTTTCATCAAATGACAACATATACAAATTGACAGAGAACGGATTACTTCTGTCGAAAGCAATCTTTCTAAAATAGTTTTGGGTATTGGCATTGTCAACCGTGGCTACATTGTTGGTATCAACTGTTCCTGTTAGGATTTGGTTTTGATTGACATCCAAACTGTTATAGGTAATAATCTGAGCTTTGGCGATAGAACCGTATTTTGCTGGTAAAGCATAAACTCTTGCCAAATAATCATCTTGGGTGACTATACGATTCTGAGCGGCAAATGCTGCAATAGCATTCTGACGAATCATATCATTACTCTCCGGCCCTGCGCCTCCAACGGTTGCCACAGAGTTATTTACCTTCAAAGAGGTCTTTACAGTGTTTAACAACGCCGATTGTTCCGGCGTCAATCCATCAAGAGTATTGTTAATCGTTGAAGAATCAATGTTAATTATAGAATTTGATGGTGAATTAGACTCAAAACCACCACCAACCGTGTAAGTTACAGTCAAAGTCGTATTCGATGGAGCCAATCCATACGTATCATTCTTTAAGAAATTAGATGGGTCTAAGGACAGATTTAAGTTGTTGAGGTTGGACAAACCAACACCAACTTGTTGTGAACTCAAATTAATGATTTCATCAGCAAATCCATCTGTTCCAGCTCCAAATTCCAAAAACGTTCTATTATTTTCATCAACATTGACTGTAAAACGTCTTGATGTTTTGAGATAATCCAAAATGTAAGGGACGGTTCCTTGATATAATGAAAGAATTCCTTGATTTGAATCGGTGTTAGGAATATCTGTTAGAACCATTTCTTGTGACAAGAAATCAACTTGGTGCCAAACGTTATTGTCGGCATCGGTTACATTAATAATTTCCAATACATTGTCCTCGTCAAGATACAAATCCAAATAAGATTGCATATCTCCAACTGTAAATGTCTTGGTCACAAGTCTTCCGGCTCTGATATTGACGTTCTTTTGAAGTAAGAAAAATGTAGGAACTCCGGTAGAATCTCTTTGATATACAGAAGATGTCAGTGGTGACAAAGCTGTATTTACAGAAAAATCCAACGATGTAGAAGTCAAGAAAGAAGACCCAACGTTATTGGATACCTGCATATTTTCTTGAAGACTTAAAGCATAGTTGTTATCAGGAACATAATTTCCATTGCTATCTGTTGTAGAAGGACAAATTTGATAAACGTCGATGGTTCCTGTGGCTCCTTTGGCTGGAGACGTTGTATAACCCAAATATTTAGCCAAAGCAATGATGTTCTTTCTTTCCGTTGTATTGTAAAGAAGACCTTCTTTGAAAGTGTAGTCGGTGTAGTATGATAGAACGTCACCAACATATGAAGCCATATCAATGAACATCATGCCTGGAGCGGCATCATTGAAATCTGCGTAGGTGTTTGGATAGTAATATTTGGCGAAATTGATTAAATTCTCACGAAAAGATGAAAAATCTTTGTTAAGATATCTTACGTCCTTACTTCCTGGCTGAAATGATTTATTAGTAGTATTTGCCATTTTATTATTTAATCAAAATTGTTATTTACTTCACGTATTAGAGCATTTACTTCATCTTCACGATTTTTACAGCATCTATGACAAGCTCTACCGATAATTGGTTCAAATGTATATGGGTCAAAACTCGAAAATGAAAATAATTCCGATTTAATACATTTTAATTTTTTACATATGTCACATAATGCATACTTGGATTCGATATCATTCATAACTTATTTTCTCCTATAACCTCTGTAAAACTCTTGGTCACGCCATCATATCTCCAAAACTTCTTCGGTTTAAGGATTTCAATGATTTTTTGTTGTCTTACCAAATCTTTTTCTTTCTGTTGTCTTCTATTATGATATTTACTATCATATTCTAATACTACGTTCTTTTCTTTATCATAACCGTCAATGTAAAATAAATCTTGGTTGGTTTTAACTTGAAAGTTTGGTTGAAAATTAAATCCAATGGAATTTAAATTTTCAATCAGTTCCAACTGTCCTTCATCTGTTTTTACCTTTAACCATTGAGAATTATGTAAAGCATCCAAATGTTTCTTTCGTATTTTCGGGTCACGCATCGCCGTTTTCGTAAATATGGATGTATTCTTCTTTTGTTCTTCATTAGAATATCGTTTAATTTGAGATTTTGATAATTTATCTCTTTCTCGTTTATCTGAATATCTATTTATTCTATCTATACTACAAGATTTACTAATCTTATTTTTTCTTTCATCTGAAAAATGTGTATTAAAATTTGGGTTGTTGGTAAACATTTTAGAACATGATTTACATATTCTATTTCCTTTTATAGATTGATTCAGTATATGCTTTGTAGTGTGGTAAATTTCTTTACCACATTTAGGACAATTTCTCATATATAAATCATTTTTCATATTACATCGTCGTGTTTTTAATCGTTACAACCACGGTATCTGTTTGTTTTGTCAGATTCACCGTGAATGTTACCGCAATCTGTAACATATAAATATCAGCATTACTAGCTATTTGGGTATTTGTTAGTAGATTTGCCGTGATATCATTTACAGTGACATTTGGTATCCACGATGAAATGTCTTCACTAACAATGTTTACAGCTTGTTCTTTGAGGGTATCTTGATTTTGTTCAAACACCAAATTCCACAATCTTGTTCCGAAAGTAGGTTGGAACCGTCTTTCGCCCTGACGTGTGTTAAGTAAATTGATTATGTTATTCTTTACTTGTGTCAGGGTATCATAAGACTGGTCAAAAAACCCACTATTACCATTTTGTATAGGCAACGTTATACCGATTGGCTTTGCGGCCAGAGTCTTTGACTGTATTGTTGTTGGTATTCTTCCCATAAATTATCCGGCTAATACCCTACTTGGGTCAATGAATCCTCCACCACCGTTCTTTTTAGTTTCATCAATTTTCTTCATTACCGCTCTGAAATCCTTCTTAAAGACTCCTTTGAGAACGTCTGGCACCGCACCAGAGTCTAATACCGACCTCTGTTGTGGAATCATAGGAGAATCACCTACCATTTGTTTTAGGAAATCCATATTCTTTGATGCTTTATCAAATGTAGGAACCGGACGTTGTGGTTGTGCTGGTTCTTCGTAAGAAGCGTCTTCTGTCTGACCAACTTTGTCAAATCCACCATCCATCAATTTGGCCAAATTAGCAGTCAAATCGGTTCGTGGAAGTGGACGAGAATATCTTGCCGTCTCGGCCAATACAGAATTGAGTCTTGGGTTCTTTGTATGAATTACCTCTTCTAAAGGTTCTTCAACCGCTTCGGCAATTTGTCTTGGTTTATCATTGGTCTTTATTTCTTTAACCATTTCAACCAATACTTTGCCCATAGCCTTACTTACTTCCTCGGCCACGGCCTTCTTTACTTCTTCTTTTACGAGATTCCTTATTGCTTTTTTTAGTTCATCTATTTTCATAGTATTAATATATACATTATTTAGGAGATACTCCTGCAGTTTTTTCCCACCCAACAATTTCATCTGTCTGGTCTGGTTTTACATTATGATATGTTACTCCTGAATAAGGAGAAGTATAATCTATACCTTTACCAGATAATGCCAATTGAGAATTTTGTTCTTGTAATCTATTTTGAACTGATTGTGGATTTGAAGATAAATCCGTAATCCCAGTATCTTGATTTACACTTACTCCTGTTGTGCTTGCATTCTGACCATTTGGTAAAGTTGCCACAGGAGGAACATATGTTGTTGATGGAATTGATGTTGTTGGTATAGAAGGCGTTGATGGAACAGAAACTCCTACTGACGCATCGGATGGCGACGGCGGTGCAGACGGAGAAGATGAAACCGATGGAGTTGGTAGTCCTGAAATCGGAGATATACTCGGTATTGTTGTCGGTGTGGGTATAGATGGTAATGCAGCCTGTGTTGATGGTATGCTTGGTATTCCCATAGCAGAAAAGTTTGGTATTGTTGGTAACGTCGGTGGAGATGGAATTGATATTATTTTTGAAAAGTCTGGTATTGATGCAGCTACTTTTAATTTAGTTAAATTTGCTGTTGCCATATTACCTAGAATTTTTAGGCTTCCCAATGAAATGTTGGATGTACCGGATGCTAAAGCGGATATTAATCCAATTGCGGTACTAGATATAGAATTTGCTGTGGAAGTTAATTTAGTAATTTGACTAGATGGGGATTTTATACTTCCTATATCAAGTCCTCCAGGAACTCCTGCTCCTGTGGTTAAATTGATTTTTGTTGGCGAGTCAGATGTAGATTGTAGTTGTTGTAATTGATTTTGAGTATCTATCCACTCCTGGGCATCAACATCTGAAAAATTTTTAACAGACCCATCGCTAAATGTATATGAGTAAGTTGGAACACCATCTACATAATAAACTAATTTTCCTTTTGATACAATACTTAACATATTTTATTTTTTTAAATTTCCTCCATCTTGTCCAGGAGAATAACCGCCGCCAGTGACAAATACTCTCCTACTCATAATATATTGTAAATTGTCTCTTAATAACTGTAATTGCATTGCTTCTACTGATGTTTGTGTTGTTGATGGATTTGATTGGCCCACGTTCGGATGTGTATGTTTATACCAATGCGTATGCGTTAACATCCAATTACACATAGCATACAACCAATTCACAGTTGTCTGACCCAGCAAAACCGGCTCAGATGATTGATTATACTCTCCTAAATAAATAGCCGGAGAATTTATAACCATTTTATTATTTGTTGTTATAACTATCTGATTTTGAGCATCAACTGTATATTCCGAATCCGTAACAAATGACATCCTTTTCTTAGAATATTGAAACATTTCGTTCTTTTTAGCTGAAATGATAACTCTATCACTGTTTAATACCATCTGGTCGCCTATAAGTTTTGGATATACAAATGATGTGGCGTTTGGTGGAAGAAATGCTGGCTGTTCTTCTCCAACACCCCACATTTTCTTCAAACAAGTAGGTTGAAATTGACTTAAAGTTGCCCCCGATGTAAGATGAATCGATGAACCATCATTATTTATATCTTCTAATAAATATCCACCAACGTTCTTTTCATCGGGATTAGTCTTATCCAAAGGTCTTTGTCGATTTCTTATAAGAACCATTGGATTTCCTCCGCCAGCTTCGGTTTTAGAAAATGGATTTATTATACCATTTCCTTTATAGTCAGTATAACCACTAGGAAAATCTGAACTGTAGCCTTTATCGTTGTTTCGGTTATCATCATAAGAAGCAAATCTTATAGATTGACCAAAACGACTTTCAAATATCAAATCTCCTTCTCTGCGTTTTAAAGAACGTATTCTTGGATTGTAAAAGAAATATCTCCCTAAAGCTCCAACATATCCCACACTACCAAGAATATTTAATTTTGATTGTGGGCCTTTATATGGAACCGCTGGGTCATTTGTATTAAGAATCAATTCACGGTTGCCTTGGACGATTTGGTTAGGACTGCTTCTAAAACCACCGGAGTTAATTTCAGAATTGAAATCCACATCAGCATTTACAGTATTAAAAGTGTTTATCTTTCTTGTGTAATAATACTGACCAAGGTAGAATACAACACCAACGGTTTCATTCAACACAGGGTATTCTGAAATATTTGATTCGAGAGGCATTGCCCAAATCAAATTTTCCTTTTCTACGTTTGCTTGACTGTAAATTAATCTGACCAATGCTCTACCAACCCAAGTGTAATCCCGGTCTGTATTGAGTGGTTTCTTTCCATTAACATCGACAGGCCATTGGTCGGGATTTAATTTGAAACTATTGCTGGTAAAATACGAATGATTTTTATCAAGAATGATATCCAGAACGATTGCCGGCTCTATTTCATAGAACTCGTCGGTAATAGAAGACCTACCGCCTCCGTGTCTTGTGGACAAGGCTGTGGTATCCAATGAAGGAGAAGAAGTGCTGGTTTTTCTATTCCAATATGACATAATTAATTGTCTTTTGGTGATACTTTGGTGACTTGAACTGGTGCAGCATTTGCTATATCATTGATAGATTGCATGAGGTCTTTCTTTTCTTCTTCGGTTAAACCGAGTGAGCCGCCGCCTGCTTCTGAATTGGCTTGAGCGGAAAGAATTCTTTGACAGATTTGTGCCAATTTAACAAGATGTTCGTCATTTGAAATGCCGGCATCAATATATTGTTTGATAAGTGGAACGACTTGAATTGCGTCGTTGAGCGTTTTAATCATCGGACGCAAATCAGAAATCATGATTTCAATCTGTTCCTTGCGGTTTGATTGATTAGTTACGATATCTTTACACAAGTCTTTGAACGACTTGCCTTCATATAAATCGAGGTCGATGTCCATATAACCATAAGTATATGGTAGAAATACTAATTTAGACAACTTCGTAGTTATATTTTTTTCTTCTTTTTGGAAATGAACAATGTTGACATTTCCAACATTCTACCATTGCCGATTCCATTCCTTTCACTAACATCCAATTTATGTCATATACATCTTGAAAAATTGCATAATTTTCGGCACCACACTCTTTACATATAACCTTTTCTTTCATATATCTAAATTAGTTAAAGCATCATATAATCTATTGTTTTTTTCATCAAATCGAATAAACATTTTTGGTTGTATTTTTTTTATAATACATTTCTCTTTGTATTTATCTTTTTCTTTTCGTTTAGTATTATAATGATGTGGTTCATCATATTCAAATACAACGTTCTTTTCTTTGTCATATCCATCAACTGGAAATCCAGATAAACAAACTTCGCCGCCATTTAACGCATGTTGAAAATTATACCCATTTTTCTTTCCAAATTCTTCGATAAATTTACATGCGGTTGGATTAAATGCTACCATTATTCCCTGTTTTTGAATTCTATTTAATGCAGCAATTCTCATTTTTTCTCTATGTTCTTCGGTTGGGGTTTTGCCAAACATAGGATTATTTTTACCTAGTTTTTGTTCTGAACATTTTTGTTTTGTTGTGGATGATAATTTTTTTCCAATTCTGACATTAGACATTTTTTCTTTCGTTTCTTTCGACATCGATTTTCCATACCAAAACGCTTTGTCTCCTATTTGGGAACACGTTTTACATAAAGATTTTTTATGATATCGTATAATACAAATTTGTCTCGATTTATAAGGTAGTTCAGAATCGCACTTCGGGCATTTTCTACACCATAAATTATTAGAATTTTTATAAATACCAACAAATTTTTCACGTCGGCAACAAATTTTACATACAGAGTTTTTTTCTTCTTGAAAATCTGCACTTCTTTTATATTTGTATTTTAATTCTATTCCGCAATCAGAACATATTCGAACCCACATTTTACCATCATATTTAATCATACATTTGTTTTTTAATTGTAGGAATGTAGTTATTTACATTTATATTCCCACAATCTCTATATGATACATATATGTTACTTTGATATTGTTTCATTTTATTTATAACTTTCGTAATTTGTTGAGTGCGGCAATTAGAAATTTCTCGAATATATAAATAAAGAGCTTTCTTATTGAAGGCGTCAATCCTATCAGTTGCCCGGAATAGTTCAATTACTGCATTGGCAATGTCCAAATCACGTTGTTTGGTGAATATTTTACCCACATTATTCTCCCAAAAACGAATCATTAACTTGATAAATTCACGCATTTCTTCATCTTTGTGATGTGTATCTTCGGTTTGAAGTTGAACGGTGTGTTCATCGTGTTCTTCACCGATTTCAACGTGTTGATTACGTCTCTTATAGGTGGAGTTATTCAAGGCAATCAAATAATGTTTAGCAATGATTGAGAAATATGAAAAGGCTTTACCCTTTCCAGCCTCAAATTTGTGCATATTTGAAACCAAATGTGATACAGTTTCTTTTTGAACATCCAATGGGCCGGTTTCAAAATAACTGAACTTGAAAGTATTGAAGATATTTTCTACCAATTTTTCGAATGGATATTTGATTTTGGTATTATAAATGACTTCACGTTCTTGAAGATTTTCGGTGGCATTATACTTGATGATAAAATCCTCCGTCTCTTGAGTAAAATACATCTTGTCCGAAGTGGCACCGTTCTTACTCTTTCTACCACGTTTCTTTGGAACGACTATGGTAGATTCTACAGCGGTTGGAGTTGTGATTGACAATCCTACGGCAGTAGGAGTTGGTGGAGATACAACTGGAGCCTTCTTAACTCTTTTCTTGTATCGTTTTTTTACAATCTTCTTTTTGTGTTTGATTGTAACTTTCTTTTGCTTTTTAGCAATAGATTTATGGACACGATGAGCCTTTAGGGCTTTCTTTTTCTTCATATAGAAACTTATTCCTCTTCAATCTCGGCAGTCGTTTCTTCTGTTCTATCGTTTAGACTCTGGATAAGAATCTTCATGTCTTGAAACACAACACCAACATCATCATCTTTTTCGAACATTTGCTTGTCATCAAGCAATTTCATGTGAGCCCAAACCTTAAAGACTTGTTCTCGCCAGTCGGATATCCAGTTGGCATAAATTTCATTTATGGCTAACTGACGTTCTCCGGCTCTCCAAAGAAGGACATTGGCAACGACAGATGCCGTTAACAACACCGATAATAGTATTACTAAAAAAATTAGCATAATGCTTATTCTTCTTCATATTGAGGTTCGTCTTGGAAATCTTGAAGATATTCAAGAGCCTCCGTGACAGAATCCCAATCGCTTCTTTTTATCGCTTT